CCCGCATCACCCACACGCTTATCCTTGTGGTGGTGCTCGACCCCAATGAGGTTGCGGGTTTGCATGCACACCCAGTACTGGGCCCTTTGCTGCATCCCGAACGTCCTGGAAGCTTTAGACAGATCTTTGCCGAAGAGTTGGCCGGAGCGCAGATCATTGAGAAAACCGAAGACGAGCTCGATCGAATTCGACAGGCCCGGAAACCGCAGAGGGCCTCAGGTAAGTTTTACGAGAGAGCTCCGAAGGAGTTGCAGCCCCTTCTGTCACTCCAGCCAGTGATTGTTCCGCATGATGCTCCTGTTTTGGAGGCCCGGCAGGTTCAGTTTGGAGGTCGGGTTCACCTCCCCCGAGCTCATCCCGAGGCCTTGGTGGAGACAGTCATGGCGCAGTTAAAACCTAGAGAGTTGAGAGAGCTGAGGGGCACGAATGGCATGAGCAACCTCTTTCCGGATCGCGGAGGAGCGGCAACCTACCCTCTCTCGCTTTTTCCGCAGCACAAGGCAGGGGATGAAGTGCTCTTCCGGGCCACGGTGAAGAAACGGCTAGCTGTTGGCACGCCGGAGGGCAATGAACTGGAGTTCCTGCAACGTCGTTTGCAGGCCTTGTGGCTGTTCACTGCACTCAGCACGTTCCTTCGGCTGCCTTTGGACGTGCAGCCCTTCGATGAGGAGCTGTTTGAGCAGTGCATTTACGAGAATGAGTTCGTCAAGTTAACCAAGAAAACGCAGGCCACGCTGCTCAACAACGTTAACCGGGCAGATCCGACCTGGAAGCTCAATGCAGTGAAGCACTTCGTCAAGAGCCAGGTTAAGGCCAAAACGGAGAGTTTGGGTGCTGATGGGAAAGCCGGTCAGACTCTGGCTCTTTTTCCAGACACCGTGGTCTTGGTATTTGGGCCAGTGGTGCGCTATTTGCGGCGTAAGGTTCTAAGACAAATGCCACCGAATGTTTTCTGCAACAGCGGCAAGAGTTTTGCGGATCAAGATCAGTGGGCTCGCGACTGGTGGAAAGACAGGCCCAGTACGGCCAGTGACTACACCGGCTATGATGCAACGCAGAAGGGAGAAAGCGTCGGAATGGAGCTGTTGCTCATGCAGCATTTCTCCTTACCGAACGCTTTCACCGTTCTTTACTACCTGTTCGCAGATCATCGGGACTTATTGGCCGTTTACTTGGACTGGAAACTTACCATAGTCAGTGATGTCATTGGGCCTATGGACATAGCCCGTTTGACTGGTGAGCCGGGCACTTTCGATTTTAATAGTTACTATAACATGGCGCTCATCCAGTTGATGTACGCCCCTCCGCCCGACCTTCCGGTGGCCGTGGGCGGTGACGACATGGCCGCCAATGAACTGCTTTTCGTGACCAGCTGGTGGCTCCGCAATGGGAAACACTTCCGGGTGGTTGCGAAGGTGGAGCACACCTCGCATCCCGAGTTCTGCGGGTATTATCTGACCAGCAACGGCTGCTACAAGAATCCGAGCATTCTGGCCATCAAGTATTGGTGGCATCAAGTGAAAGGAGATGTAGCTCAGGTGGCCGTGTCTTACGCCTCGGAGGCGCGCACGGCGTATCGGATGGGCGACTTGTTGTATCGGTACTTGCAGTGG